TGAGAATATAAAATCTTTTCCTGATACACTTTCACCAGAAGCAATTTTATCAGATATAATATTTACTTCTATATCTTGTTCTCTTATAAATGCTAATTGATTTCTAACAGATATTACATCATAAGAAGCAGGTTCTACTCTAAAAGTTATTTTACCATTAGTATCACCTTGTGTTATGTTGATACTATCAATTGATATTTTACCAGTTGAATAATTTACTGTACCGATATATGATGGTGTATAAATTTTAACGTTTGCAGCAGTAAGATAAAACAATCTTAAATTACCGATTGCATTGTCTTCAATATAATACGTATCTGTACTTCCTGCTATTTTAAATCCTGATGACGACACAGAAATAGAAGCATTTTGTGTTGAAGTTGGTCTATAAATTGGATTATTTAATGAAAATGTATATTTTGTATTTGTATTAAATTGTGGTGTTAAAAGATACTTTAATTGAATTTTAGTAATGTTTGATACAATGCTACTTTCACTAGTATCAATTAAAATTGATAATGCTGATTCACGAAATACTGCATCAAATTTATTTAAATTATTTGTGTTATAGTTTTTAATTGCATCAATAACGATGCTTTTTATAGTATCAGCACTACGAGTTGTTGATTTAGGATTATAATACACATTTGAATTTACTGATATGTATAATATGTCAGGATCTACTATTTCAGGAATAATACTCACTAAGCTTTTTCCTTTTACAATATCTTTAATTATAATTTGTTTTGTACTTTGTGTAAGAGTATCTCCTGTTTTTGGTTTAATGCAAATATATGCTTTTCCATAAATTGGTGGATCATTTTCTTCCCCACCCCAAACAGAAATAGCATCTACATTATTATAAAATTTAGGAATAAGTGTTTTATAATCTTCTGCAGTCACAGCACGATTTTGAGCTGTAAAATTTTTAGGAGCATTATATTTTATACTGTCTATCGACTCAGGTACAGAACCACCTGCTGCAATAGATTTAGTCACAATTGATACGTTAGCTGTATTTGTGAATGCATTTCCTGTGTATGTGAAAGTAGATGTACCATTTGGTTCTGATTCACTGCAAACAAAATAATCTATAATAATGTTTGCACCATTTGCTGGAGCAAATCCCAATAAGCCATCACCAAAAGAAATAACATAATTACCATCATCATTTTCTTTTAAAAAATAAACACGTGATGATGGAGTTAATGTAGCGAAATTATCAGCAAGAGTATATACTGTATTTGCTGCTGATCCTGCTACTTCTTGAACGTTCACTTTAATTGTTGAAGTATCTACTTTAAGATTTGGAACTGTATAAGAACCATTTGTGACCATTGAATATGTTTTTTGTAATAATCTTCCTTCAATTATAGGAATATTTAAAAATGAATATGTATTTGTGACTGAACGAGAAACAGTAATTGCACTATCAGTTGAGAAATTAAAATTACTTCCACTAAAATTTGAACTGAATGAAGTTCCTGCTGGTATAGTAAGTGTAGTTGGATTTCCTGACACGTTAGAAATTATTATATCAACAAGTGCTCTTGAAGCAATACTTGATGATGGAGTATATCCTAATGACTTAGCAAGACTTACAACTGATGAACGTTTAACAGCACTATCTAAAAACATTTCATTAACACTCAAATTATAATATAAAGCATTATAGTGTGTGTTATAGGCAAGTACATCTAATAGAATCGAAAGACCAGATCCTTCAAAATTGTAATCGCTAAATGCATTTTGTGCTTTTAAATAAGTTTTTATATTCTTTTTTATTTCATCAAAATCTAATTCAGTGACTTTAATGTTTCTACTTGTTTCTGCCATTATCGTGTTCTTTCAAGTGTTAAAGTTAATTCTATTGGTGTAGCTGTATTAATAATTTTAAATACAATACGAATATCTACGTAATTCTCATCAGGTCGAACATTAACAAAAACATCAACTAGTTGTACTCTTGGTTCGTAATTTCTTATTACATCTACTATACTTCTTTTAATAATTGAAACAGACATTTCAGTGACTGGTTCAAATAATAAACCACGAACTTGACTGCCAATTTCACTATGGAATGGTCTTTCAAAATTTTTAGTAAGTATTAAATTTCGGACACTTTGTTTAATCGCTTGTTCATCATATTTTATAGCTACATCCTTATTAACTGGATGTGCTGTAAAATTAAGATCTAAATCTGTAAATGTTCTTGTATTTGTAGGCATATTATATTTAGTTATCCTATATTAACTTTTGGTGAACAAAGTGGTCCGACAGAATCGCCACAGGCTATTGGGTCTCCTAATCTAACAGCCATTTTTCCTTCTATAAAAACCTTTTTTGATCCTAATACTACTCTTCTAGATGACCCACTGTGTACTATTATACCACAAATATGTGAGATATAAATTGTATGATTTACTAAAGGAACTGCTAATCCATTAATAGTTGTTTTCAAACTAAATGGTCCAGCAGGTAATCTTGCTGGCCAACAGCCATGTCCTGATGATAAAGTAGTTGTTAGTGCTGCTAATGGCATATTTATTTAACCTCTGATATTAAAGAGAAACCATCTGATACTTTTAAATGGTCTCTCATAGTAAATGTTTCAAATCTATTTCCTGTGTATTTCCATGAACAATGCAACCAAACTGATTTTTTACCTGCATACGATAATACTATACGATCAAATCCATAAGGTAAAGATAAAGCTAAATCTATTGCTGCTTGATAATGTTGAGCACGATTCCAACTTGAGAATATAATATCAACAGCTTCACCTGTGTAATGTTGAGATGTTTCAGGAGATCCTGCTTGAATTTGATTATTTCTATATCCATTTACAATTAAAACGTTTTTGAATAAATCTTTCATTGGTTCAATAAGATATGTTGCCATTCCTTTTAAATTACAAACTATTTGTTTTGGTTCTACTCCCATTTGTGATATAATAGGAATACCACCATTTCGATTTAATGCTCCTAATTGAACACGAGCAGATAATTGTAAGCTAGGTTCGTAATTAGTTAAACCATAAATGTATTCACATTTTTGTTCTGCTGTTGCTATTTCTGATTTAACTGTTGGTACAGTTTTAACAGAAACATTACCTAAATCTAAATTTTTACGAATATATAAACCACGTTGTATTTGTCGTTCACGATGAGTTTGGGCATCTCCTTCATCAGGAACTTCATAAACAAAATACTCTCTTGCTGAACGTGAATTAACTTGTAATTCAGGTATAACTGGCATTTGTGTATCAATAATTTCATTTGTTGTAATTGCTAATCCTGATGGAGTAAATCCATTAGCTATTTCTACTTTACTACCATCTAATTCTAAAACTTGTGCTGCACCTAATGTAGCCATTCCTTTTGACTCCATACGTATTTGTCCAGCAACTAATCTAAATTCACCACCAACATTTAAATTCATATCACCAGCAACTGTGACTTTGCAATCATTATTAATTACAACTTCTCCTGGACCATCTATTCTTATTTTTGCTCCAGCTTTAAGCACTGCATTTAATTCACCATAGACTGTTAAATTTTTTGTACCACCAACTAATTCATAAGTATTTCTTTCACTTAATTGATAACGATCTCCTACTACACGATCAGTTAATGTACCATTATGATCCCATTCCATCCAACTTCCACGTTTATGGAATATATTAATTCTTTCAGCATTTGGTGTGTCATCTAATTCAAATACATGTCCCCTTTCAGTTTCAACAACTTTATTAAATGGATATTCTGCATTATAAGGTATTTCAGATTGATCCCAAGTATCATAATTAAATCTTTCAATACCTAATGCTCTTGCTGATTCTTTTACATAGACTGAAGTTTTATCTATATTCTCGTGACGTGCTAATCTTGATGTATCTGGCTCATTTACATATTCTAAGTATCCTGAAGCAACACCAAAAGATCCTGATGCTGGATTTGAAACTAGACCAGCATTACCAAATCTGTTGTGTTTAAAACATTTGATATATTTGAAATACCAGTTGAACTATTTAAAATGTTTCCAATACCTGAATCTGATAACACATTTGATATATTTGAAAGAGTGCCATCTGCTATATTAGTTAAATTTGAAGTTATTGATTCAGCATCTCCTCCTAAATTATTTAAAAGATTTCCTGATATGTTTTGAACTGATCCAGTAATAGTTCCTGTTAAATCTGTTCCTGCTGTTAAGTTTGAGAATAATTCTTTTCCTGTTGTAATAGAAGAATCTAAAGATGCTGATGTAACACCACCTAATATGTTATCAAAACTTTTTTCATTTGCTATTCCTTGAATAGCACCTGCTGCTCCTTGATAGTCTAATGAATTGATTAATTTAGGGATTGACGAATTAGAAAAATTTTCTACACCGATATCTGATGCTACGTTTAATAAAGAATCAAACATTTCTTGATTGACTGGTGCTCTTACAACACTTGTAAGTTTATCAGCCACATCTGTTTGTAAATAGTTTTTAAATTCTTTTTCAGCAGTTTCTTTATCTATACTTCCTGGATAAGAAGTTGTGACTGGTTTTCCTTGATATGTGTCTTGTCCATATCCAATTACAGTTTTAATTACTTTACCAGATGCGTCTGTAATCGGAACAGCAACATCAGTGAATGAAGTATTTTTTATAATTTCTTTTACACTATCATCTGTGACAGAGAAAGTAGAAAGAGGTCTTGCTTTTTCTATTTCTAAATCTCCTTTTAATAAAGCTTTAGAATCTTCAGATACTTGTGCTGATGTTTCAACATCACCACCACTTCTCGTAGCAGCAGCATTAATGATATTTACATTTGAATCTATTTGTCCTGAAACAAGTTTTGAAACACCATCAGAACCAATCTTTACTGCTGTGTTTATATTTCCTTTTCTATCAGATGGTTTAAGAACTAAAGAATTATTTTGATTTTGAGGAACACCTGCAAGTGTACCAAGTATCACTGGTGTTTGATCATCTTTATCAGTAAATGTAACAAGAACTATGCTTCCTAAAACTATTCCTGTTGGTGATACACCAATACCAGCACTTGCTGCTGAATTGATTGGCGATATAGGCATAGCCCATGGTAAATCTATTGTAGGGAGTATTGCAGGGTTTTCGTCATGAACACCCATCACTCTTACTTGACATCTACCAAGTTTTAAAGGGTCATTTCTATTTTCAACTTTACCGATAAATATTTTCATTATGCTAATTCTCCAATACCTTGTGATAAACTATCTTTAATTAATTCTAAAGTACAAGTATGTTTATTTCCAGCTACAACGTGTTTAACTGCTGATATTAAATATTTACCAGTGTATGTTGGATCTACTAAATCATTTGACTTATCATTAACAGTTTCTATTCTAAATGTTTTTAATGAAATAACTTTACCAACTGTGTAATCTGTTCTTCCGAGAGTTTCAACTCTTAATTTAAACCCTTGTGTGTTTGCGAGTGCTGATAATCTAAAAAGAAATTTATCACTATTTGATACGTCATCAAAACCATTATGCATAGCTGTATGTTTTATTTTATTATATACTAGACTATCTGGAGCAGAAACAATCTCTGTGCTATTTAATGGAAATTTATTTAAGTGTGGTATTTTATTAAATTCTTCTTGATAAGAAAAATATTGTCTTTTAAATCTTTTTGTTACCATATCATAACTTGTAAGATTAGAAGTGAACATACCTTTAGAAAGTCTATCTATAAAATCGAATCCACTTGGCATAGACATTGTAATAATACGTTTATAATCTTGTTCAACATCACGTATAGTATCACCTACATTAGTTGTTGTTCTTTCGTAATTATCAAATATAAAATCTTGAATAGGATTTCCTTGATATAAAGTATGAAGTGAAACAAAATTAAATCCTTCTCTATTTTCAAAAAATAGATAAGATGATATTCCATCTTTATTTACACTTTTTTCAGCTACATAATTAATTGCTTTAACAGGAGACCAATTATTACAAACAAATTTTATACCATTAATTGTATCTTCTATATTAATTGGTTTTTCTGTTTGAACGCCAGATTTATCTTTAGCAATTAAACGAAAAGCTATATCAGAACAAAAACCAGACCAAGCATTATTCAAACGAATATTTAAATCGTTTATAGCATCTATTGAAATGAAATGTAAAGTATATCCTGATAACTTATCTCTTATTGCTACTTTTTCAGAACACTTAAATACATAAAATCTTCCTTTAATTCTTTTCTCAAATCCAGGAGTAGTTATATCTAAAATTAAAAATTCTTCTCCAATCAATGGAAGATTATTAATTAAATCAAATGATTCTGAGATTGTAATAGTTCCTGTAATAAAAGGAGAGAATAGATCTTCGTAAATTTCTACTTCATTAAAAAGAGCAATTAAACTAACTGTAGAATATTTACCAACTAGATCTATTTGTTTTGTTTCTACATCACCTGCGTATGATATTTTATTCATAATTTTATTTTACACTAAAGTTTGACCATTAGCATCACTCATTAAATCATTTAACTCTTGAACAACAGTGTTAATAAGTGCTGGTGCTATAATTTTAATTCTTCGTTTAGCTTCATTTTGTTCTACTTCATATTCTTTATTTGTAATTCCTACAGCACCAATTACATTACTATCAACTACATATCCATCTTTTCTATATTCTTTAATTTGGTTTTGTGTTCCAGGATATTTTTTATTTACGTATGACATCAACTCATTATATGATAAAGGAAAATCATTATACATATTATAACGATTATTTACTAACATAATCACCCAATGTAATGTAGCATCTTTATAAAACTTTTCAGCAATAATTTCAGGTGTTTCTCCCTCACGTATATCATAACTTTCCCATATAGTTATATTAGAAAGTGCTGCTTTTCTTATTCTAACATTTGCTGTTATATCTGTGACTACTTTAAACACATCTACGTTTTTTTCTCGTAGTGTATAATATATTTTTGGAAATTTTTTAAAGTACATTATTATCTCCTCTAAAATGTGTCAGACTGCCCACCAAAATTTCTGACAGCACTAGTTGTATTTCTTTGTCGAACTTCACCCATATCTTCTAAAGCTTCTTTTGTAATAATTGAAACTTCTTTAAAATTCATTGTAGCTTGATATGATGTTGGTGAACCATTAGGGAATGATGAAAATTGACCATTTGGTGAATAATTAACAGACATTGATTCTAATACAGCTGATCTGTGTTTATGTATAAATTTATTTTCTTGTCCTCTATGCATAAAGAATATATCAAATTCTGCTGGATATTCAAATAGGAAGCCAGCTTCATCTTTAAAATTAGGATGCATGTGATATTTTAATTCATCAAGTATTCTTTTAACGTTTTCTGATTCTTCTTCACTACGAGGATAAAAATCGTATGTGTAGCTAAATGTTCTAAAAGGAACTCCTTCAAATATTTGTTCTTTTTTTGGATTGGTAGCAACACCTGCTAGTTTTCCTATAATTTTTCCCGTGTCACCTAACACATTAAGTGCTTGTCCTTGTAATCCTCCACCAATTCCACTTTTTCCTATATTGTTAAAAACTTCTTTTCCTGCTCCTCCTGGACTTGTGATTAATGCTTCTAAACCTGCTGCTCCTGTATCAATCCCTCTCATTACTAAATCAGCAAGAGCTCCATCAGCTTCACCATAATTAACACCATAATTTATAGCAATATTATTTGGTATATGTAAAGCGATAGCTGTTAATAATCTTTTTCTTGGTTTAGAAAAATCACCTCCTAATGATACACCTAATGCTCCTGCTAATCCAGCACCAACTGTTGCACCAGCTACACCACCAGCTGCTCCTGCTGCGATTGCTCCTCCTCCACCACCTGCTAATCCACCAGCTAAAGCTATTGCTGAAACGATACTTTCTTTTTTTAGCAATCCTGATGCTTTTACTCCTGATAATTCTTTTCCTACTCTTTTACTTATGTTTGGTATTATTGATTGTTGTTCATCTGCTCTTGTAAATTTAGAATCTGATGTGACGTTAATATAAATCATCATATATTGACCACCATATTCATTTTTATTCGGATCTACTGATAATAAATCAGTTGGATACATGTATTGTTTTGTGCGATAAACTGAATCGCCGTAATCGCCAAAATTAGCTGTTGGA